AAATCCGAAACGCATCCGTAAAACCACCAGACGTTAATCCGGTCGTAATCGTCCCGCCGTCCGCAGTCCACAACGCGCCATTGCCTTTTGTGAAGAAATTCGTCCGGCTCGGTGAGCCATCAGGATTGTCTACAAAACGTGGCTGATTCACGGCGAATGTCGATACAAGACCGCTGGCCATGCCCGTTGCCGTACTCGCGCGGGTAAAGGTCATGCCGGTGGGGGATGCGCCAGTGGCGAAGTCAAAGTTTGAGGCCGGATAAACCGATTTCTTTTTACGCGTTCCTATACAGGGTTTACAGAGCATTATTTCGCAATCGCAGCAATATAGGTTTGACCAGTCAATTCGATGGCTTCGACAAGGAAAGCAGGAAGGTAAATATCACCGGCAGCGGCCGTGATAGTCACATCGCCAAGCTTATAATATAAATCCACATCAGAGCATAAACGAACGATCTTTTTATCACCATCAGGAATGGCAACGCGAGCGCTTGAGCCACTTACAGCAAGATTGACAGACGCGCCTGGCTTTAGTGCGATACTCTCGGAAGTTTCGCTCGTTTGCATGATATTTAAGATGGCCATTTTATTCTCCTATGTCGGTTATGTTATCAAAAAATGCGTGTTTGTTAAAGGATATTATTAAACCCTGTACGTGAAGTTAATGCGGACATAATTACCAGTGACCCATGTGGCCGGCACGCCAACACCCCAAAAGGTATTGGCATTAAATACGTTCACACCAATGCTACTTGTCGAAACAGCCAATGTTCGGCCAGCAGTATAGGTGGTCGCAGAATAACCAGATACGCTAAAGCCCTCCAGCCATACGATATTGCTTGTGGCTACAGGAAGGCTGAAAATCCAGTACCCAGTTCCTTGTGTCGTTGTAGAACCAAGGGTTAAATCCAATTGAACGCTAACTAAATTACCAATACGTGAATAAGAACCATTCAAAGTTCCGTTACCAAGACTGGGGGCAGTTCCGGAAGCTGTCCAAGATGGTGTATATGTGGCGCTGGTGTAATTATCTATGCCAATCGTTGTACCTGAAATAGAAAGGCCGGAATTTGGCTGTAACCACGTTATGGCTCCGGCACTATCATCCCAGAACAGTATCCTGTCGGCGTTCGGGTCTACCAATGTCGCACCGGTCCCGCCGTTTGCCAGTGGTAGGTTACCAGTCACACCAGTCGTCAAATCAATAATGCCCTGCGTTGCCAAGCCACCTGAAAACGTGCCAAATTTATTAGATTGAACAAATTGGGCGTGAGTGGCATTACTTAAATCGGTTGCAGTCCTTGTCGCGCATATCCAGCCTAGAATGATGCCAGTTTCAGAATATCCAGATGTCGGCGTGAAAGCGCGAGTAGAAACAGCATTAACGGCTTCCGTTAGGGTAGAGTATGTCGTATTGCCATACTGGACGCGAACATTTCCTGTAGGAAATAGCCAAACCGTGAAAATAGACGATTGCCCAGTACCTCCACCGATTGCCGTAATCGTTCCCGCATTATCATAGTTTGCAACATCAAGTGTGGTTCGCGAGCTGCCAGTTTGCGCGTTAACGGTGGAATGAAAAAACGCTTGCGCCGTACTAGCTGTTATTGAAATGGAATTAGGGTCAGTCGGGGAGGTGTAAAAGTTCGCCCCAATATCAAAGAACACACCACTGGCACGGTTAAACGCCAAGTTTGCGCCGTTAGCAGATAACGTGAATCCCGTTTTCATCACACCGATGATTTCAGCCAGTTCACGTAAAGATTGATCTGAATTTACAATCGGCATGGCATAGTAGGCGATTCCAGCAATCGCGCCGCTGATATAAGCCGTGCGGGCTAGATAAATGCGACCGCGTTGATTTGCATTCGTAGGCGCGGTGGTGGTTTGTGTAATTGTCCCTGCATCATCTACGTACCAGTAAGTGTACGGAGTGCCTGTGTTTGTGATAGCAACGTTGGTTTGCGCACCCCATGTCACTGCATGATAAACAGGTGCAGCGGGGTTCGTAGTGTCGATAATCTCGCCAGCGCCAGCAGTAATATCCACCCTGTCAGGGTTTGAACCGTTTACAGTGATTGCGCCACCATACCTAACGCCCGTGTTGCGGGCATTCAATGTCAGTAAGTCCACTTCTTCAAATGCGTCCTGCATATTATCCGCAGCAATGGCCATAAAGCCTGTATTGTCCACGATATTAGCATATTCTGCCACTTCGGACACAAGAGCCGCACCGGAAAGCCCGCCCGTGTCTACCACCTCCACAAGCTCAGTGCCATCAAGGTTGATGACTGGATTGTCTACATAAAGTTCGGTGATTTTTTTTGTCATTAACTATCCTTCAAACCGTATATTTTGATTTCGCCCTGATTAAACGTCCCAGCTGTAGGAAAAAATTGGATACCATCTATAGCAGTTCCTGCGCTATTATAAGCCATGCCGCCTGTATATGTGTCCGATGAGCTTGGTGAACCACCTGTGGGGTTATATATATTAAATGTCCCAGCCTTGTAAGTATTTGTGGATTGCAAGTCAGTCAGAATAAGCTCGCCGAAATACCCATCACCGTTGCTTGATGCGACCGTTGTTATATTTGCCTGTGTGATCTGGTTTGCTTGCCCCGTGACCGTTGTGTTATTGACGCGAACCATATTCACGGAATAATTAAACCCGCTATCATACGAACCTCCAGAACGGCGCAACCTTACGCCAAGATTGGCGCTTCCTGTACTACTCTTAACGCCGCTGATCACACAACGAACGGATGTATAGTCGGATGGTATTGTAATGGAAACAGAACCGACGCCATTAGTTGATACAACGCTGATAAGCTCAAGTGCGGATGTCGCAGCAGAACCACCCGCCCCAATCAACTGATACTGCGTGCCGTCATACGTAACGCGGTAAACACCTGTATTGATGATATCACCAGCGACAAGAGCAACAAGCGTGCCCGTCAGGGTGTCTTTTTTATAGATATTCTTAGCGCCAAGGCTGTTCACATTAATCGTGACCGCGCCCGTATTCGTAGCCACGGCTTGAAATTCGATAGATTGCCCCGCTGTATATACAGTCAAAGCAGGAGACAGTGTCGCCGTCAGAGCATTCGTACCGGACACAGACGTATAACTAAACGTCTGCTTTTGAATATCGGCATAGTTCGGATGCTTAATCCCGCCAGCAGTCGAACCGTTATGCACGTTCAATCTACCTAACGTGGTGTCAAAGTCCAATTCGCCACTCGTAAGGGTTCGCGCCGCCTGTGTTCCAGTTGCCGCCCGTCTAATCTGTTGTTGAATAGCCATTATTTAGCGCCTTTCAAAACTTTAGCGAATTCTCGCGCTTCGTTCATCGAAGCGAACTCATGGGCCTCACCGTGGCTTTCAATCTCATAAACCTCGACTTCTTCGACAATGGTTTCAAACACGGCATCAATCAACACTTTGCGCTTAATGGGCACTTCGACCACTTGCTGCACGCCGTTAACATCAATCTCGGTGCGGACATCAAAGCGGCCAGTGTCTTCGTATTGAATACGCGCTGGTTCTTTACAAACTTCTTTTGTGATTTGCTTTGTTTTCTTAACTATCATTCTCTAAATCCTCCGCAGCACCACTATCTACCTCAAAGTCACGAGATGCCCCGCTATCGTACTCCAAATCAATCTGCGTGGCAACAATAGACGAACCAGCGATAAACCCTGTAACCGTTGTCCATGCTGACTGCACGCCAAGGCTATTTATAGCACGAATGCGCACATCATACAAAACATCAATTTGCGATTGGAACAATTCCGTCTCGGTTGCAGTGCCGTCTAAGAGGACGTTACCAGTGTAATCAGGGTTAGAGGATTCCTTATACTGAATTTGGTATTTACCATTTTGCAAGACATAAGCGTCCGTTGTCGCATCCCATGACATGGAGATTTTATAGTTTAGATCCCCCGCCGTATTCGCTACAGGCACAGACGTAAGGCCAAACAACCCGACAGGCTGCACCACGCGGGGATTGGCAAGCGTGGTATTCGGCGCAGGGTCAAACGGGCTTTCTTCATCGGCTGCAATAAAGTCATAAACCGCCGAAGCGTTTTCATGTAAATCCAATTCAATAAATGGCGCACCATTCCCATCAGAGCCGCGCGTCCAGCCGATAACCTCAAAGACTTTGTTTTCCCAGCCGTATTGAGTAAAACTAAAGTAAATATTATCGCCAGCTTGGACTTTAAACGCTTCAAGATTAAACTTAGCCTTAAACTTAATCTCTTGCCTTGCACGCTCTAAGGCCGTTTTGGCTATACGTTCGGCGGTCTGTGAACGCTGTGTAAACGGCAAGTCAAGTTCGCGCTTTAAATCCTCTCCATCTGCTGCCACATATGTTGTGGACTTAACCATAGGATAATCAGCTTCATTGCCATTATTGATTTGGGATATAAACTTGCCCTGCACCTGATTAAAGCGGTCACGGCGCGTGACTTTGGTTTGATAAACCTCAATGCCGCCCACAAGGTCATCTTCGTCAAAAGCATAAACAGGGCTTTCATATGAAGCGCCTTTAATAATCCTATCAAGTCCGACCGTGTAACAAACGCCCCCCATACCTGACAGGATATTTTCCAGATTGTCCTTGCGGCGCGTTGTCATATCAATCACGCCACCACCATGATAGCGCGGTTCGGCAATCTTAGTAAGGTCACACGTTCCGTCACTCGTTAAGGTGATGGATACGCCATCGGTGGCGTTCTGTAGGCTCGTGGCTAGCTTAATGCGCGGGTTCTGCCATCTCTGATATGGGATAACATAGTAATTTCCATCCGCAAGCCCTGTGATGGTGCTGGAAGACACAGAAACCAAGTCCCCGCGATAATATTTCAGAACCTCGCCATCAAGGCTAATAATATCACCGTCAGCACCAAGGCCGTCATGGTTCACTGGTTTCGTGTTGACCATTTCATCACATAGATTCGCAGATGAAACTATCGCGTCCAGATTGATATCAGTGACGGCGGTTTTAAAGCCCCATTTCTGGTCTGTCATGTTATCTGCTACCATCAGGGCGATGTTGTTACTGAATTTATACGTATAATCAGTGCCGCTGTCTTCGGTGACGCGAATCTCGGTGCTTTCTGTGACACGGCCATCACCGTCTTCTGTGATACGTTCTTCGCTTTCGATAATATCGCGGTATTCTACTATCTTTTTGCCACGAAGCCAGCATGATACAGTGGGGGTTCCGTCTGGATAGGTATCACGATTCCATTTAAGGCGGGCGTAAATATAGGCAATGCCCTGCAACCTATGCGCTGTTGTCCATTCTGTAACCTCTGCCACAAGCGTTGGATCGGCGGTCTGTACTTCTGTCCCGTTGTAAACAACAAGCTTTAAATGGCCGTTGTAAGTGCCGTCAATTACGTTCCCGCTGCTATCAATGTAATCCAGTGGGATGCTTTCATCATTGACGATAAACTCGTCAACTCCAGCGATTTCATGCGTGGCTAATAAGATGGTATAATGAAAATAGTTGTTATTATCGCTATTCGCCACCATGGCGATTGAGCCTGATTTGCGCACCTCGCCATAAACTACCTCGCGTCCAGCAACAGCGGCGCGAAATTGACGGGTTATACCTTCGGAAATAGAGCCAACATCGCTTTGCTTTGGCTTTTTCTGCATAATCATAGACAAACCGCCGAGGGCGAGACTTGTTAGAAATGTTCCAGCAAGAGAAAATGACGCAAGCGTGCCAAAAGCAGCAGCACTAGCCCATCCAGCCGCCGCGCTTAAAGCCGCACCAGCTATTACCGGAGGCACTAGGCAATCCTCCACGCCATGGCGCAATTCAGTGTTTTAACAGGCGTTAACCCTTTGCCCTTGCTCTTGAATAGAGAAAACCCGCTATGCCAGACGATACCATAGCAAGGGTCACCATCTATCTGCGTCAGAACAACATCGCCACGCTGGGCACGGCGTACAGTCGGCAAACGGGGAAAGTAATGGTCCATAATACCTTCATAGGAACCGCGCAATTCTGAAATCAGTTTAACGCCATCTCTAAGGTTCGTGTATTTTCCGCGCCCCTCCAGCATGGGGTCAATATTCACTTGCTGCAATACAGCGTCACTGGCAAAAACCACGCAATCGCAAGTGCCATACTCAAAATCGGTATTGGCCACGCTTTCAAAATAAACGTTTAATCTGTTTTCCCATCCCTCAATGCGCATCAAGTCCGTCCGAATGTTATTTGTTTATCTTCAATAAGGGCGACCTGATCCAATCCTTTATCATCAGGATAACGTGATTTCTGGTCCGCATCAGTGTAATACGCGCCGACTGATTTGTCTAAGATATAGTCATCATTCTCGATGGAAATAATAATAGTGCCCGTGCTGCCATCATTGTTAATTGACATGCCATCAATCTTACCTCGATAAAGTGGTGTAACATACATATTGCCAGTTTCGTCCATAACGCCCTCATGACAAGTGATTGATGTGCCCTGCCATTCCTCACCAAGGGCGATTGCGAGTAACGCGGTATCCAAGCCGGTTAAGGTCACGGATTTATTCACTGGCAAGACTTCCTGCGTTTCCTTGACCTCTGAAAACTGCAATAAAGAGCCGCCACCTAGATATGTCTGGCCATTATAAACAAGCTCCCCAAGCCCCGTGAACATACCAACCCATCCAGACGGAAAATCGGCCTCCACTAATCGAAATAACTTTGTTCTAGGCGCTTCGATTTGAGTAATAAACCCTGTCGAAATATCACGAGCCATTACAACACCTCGCGGAAAGACAACGTTATATCGTAAACAGAGCTTTGGTTCGATGACCACCCGTTATCGGATGTTGTTAAAGCAAAAACACCCATAGGAGACGTGATATCAAGCTGTGTATTATCAGCCGGAGAAGTTCTTAACGAAGGCTCGAACGTGGCCGTGCCTTGTCCAGAGCCATTGCTAATAAGGTCCTCCGTGAACATATAGAGCTTAGATGTTGAGCCAGTCCCTAATTGAAAATAATCGCCAGCTTTTGCCACGGTCGTGCTGTTTGTCATGCCATCAACCGTTAAAGTATTCCCCGTCTGCCCCGCACCATTAACAAGTATAGTTCCACCAGCGCCTTGATGCCCCAGAGCAAGCGCGTCAGGGTCCGCATATAGGAAAGAGCCATATACCCCGCGCAGCTTTGTAATGAACGCCTGTATGAGCGCCGCATCCTCTCTACGTGTCGGGATAAACGTGATTTCACCTTCCCACCATTGCCCCATGTAATCATAGGCTTTTCTAGCGCCAGAAAACGGTGACATGGTAGATACGGACGAGCTTATCAAGCGGAACGAGCTATTCGAAACACTGACATCAGGGAAGTTAAGAGGAAAAGTCGTCATAAAGCGCCCCTTGCTTGTGCATCCTTAACGGCTGCGATTGATTGCTGTTTAATTTGCGGCAACATACCCATCATTTCGGCGCGAACGGTTTGTTGCACGCCTGTAGACACATTAATTGTCTGGTTTACTGTCACACCGCTGCCACCGTTAGCCCTGCCCACGCCGATTGTCTCGCCGCGCGATACGTTGGCAATAGGAGAGCCATTAAGGGACAGCATATTACGGTCATTACCCGCTTGCCCACCAACTTGGAACGAGCCACCTGTTGCAAATCCGGGTCCGGCAGGGCTTGAATAAATCATTTTGCCCTTTGAACCGCCAAAGATATTACCCAAGAAGCCGCTTAATCCAGTGCCAATCATGCCACCTATCCCGCCGTCCGCCGTGCCACCCATTTGCAGCCTAAGCATGTTTTTAAGGATGTCTTGCAATGCCGACACGGCGACATCACGCAAACTCTCGAAGCTACCCCCCATGGAAGCCAATCTATCAGCCAAATCATTCGCAAGGTTCTGTTGTTTCTGCTTAGCCTCGTCAAGTGTACGCGAATATGCGTCAAACGACTTTTGCGCTGCATCTGCGGCTTCTTTTTGGGCTTTTAACTGGTCTTCTGTGGTTTTACTTGTGCCGCCAACGGATGAGGTGCTGCCACCAGACCTTGATGACGAGACGCCGAAGCCGCCGCCCATTTGTCCAAAGAACGAGTCTTCCTCAAACTGGTCTTTTAACGCTCCTGTAGCCCTGTTTTGTGGCATCTTCAGTGCGTTAGGCATGTTATTTGCTTCATTAATCAAGCCACGCATGGACGTGACAAGACTGCCAATACCAGCGACGGCAAGCGCGGCGGACTCGGCAATGAAACCAATAGTAGTAGCTATAGCAGCGAGACCGTCTGCAAAACTAGGGTCGGCCACAATCTGGTTTAACCTCTCCATAGTGCGGTTCATGCTACCCATCACAGTTTCGTTCTCGGCAATCCCGCTCTTTAATTCAGTTACACTATTTTGCAACCTGTTTAGATTAGCCTGTAAACCGCTAGCACCAGCCGCGAAAGATGCCGCTAAATCCTCATTCTCACGAAAACCGCGAGCCAAAGCCTCAAGGCCCTCTTTAGCGGGTAGCGCACCATCAGAGATTAATTCAGTCAATGCTGGAATTGTCATGTTAAGGCCGCTAGCCATTGCGGCCATTGCGATTGGGATTCGTTCACCCAATTGCTGGCGCATTTCCTCCATAGAAACAACGCCCTTGCCAGCAATTTGCGTAAGTGCAGAAAACACCAGCGACATATCGGCGGATGATAGTTTCATCGCCGTGCCGGCCTTGGCCGTTTCATAGAACACATCACGAACGGAACCCATATCAAGGCCAGACGCACGAGCCGCTGCCGCAAACGATGCGAACTGATTACCAGTACTCATAAACTCAAGCCCAAGCTCGTTAGACATGTTCCGCAAGCGCTCTATTTCGGCGGTAACATTACCCGTAATCCCAACAGCCTGAATCATTTTACTTTGCAAGCCTTCGATGGCTATACGAGTATCTATGATTGATTTTGCGAAATTCTGTACAGCGTAGACACCGCCAAGTGATATAGCAGCGCCACGCAAACCAGATAGCGCTTTCGAAGCAGTATCACTGGACTTCTTGACCTTATCAATCTCACCAGAGGCACGGCGGCTTGACGATTCTAAATCCTTAGTGTCACCCTTATATCGAACAAGTAAGTCTTTTACAGTTGTACCGGCCATTTACTTCCCTAGCATCGTCAGAGCTTCGTTTTTAGACATCAATTTCTTGCGTTGGATACCTTTTGACATGCAATAACCATCAAGTGCCAAATCAAACATCGGCAATGTCATTGACCAAAAGGCTTCCGGCGTTAATCGTAACACACCCAGCGCGGTTTTGTAATAGTCTTGAAAGGGGAAGTAGTTATTTACTATTTTTTTTTATCATCTTCGGTAAACACGCCATCCTGCTTAGGCGCGTCTTCTGTGCCGAAAATCATATAAGAAAGCATTTTCGTGTAAATAGTCACCGCATGGGTCACGTCCTTGCGGATACCTTCATAGATTTGTTCTCTATTCAATCGAGTGTCGCCGTTCGCCTGTAGAGCTACAAGAAACACGTCCACCATTTCCGTGATGATAAAATGAAAGTTCGCCAGTTCAGTAATAACTTGAACCATCGGGCGCTTATGGATATTTCGTTCGCATTTCTCCAAAACGCCGAAGTTGCAGCGCATATCACGCGCCACGCCGTCAATTTCAAACTGGAACAATCCACCTATGTTTTGCATTAGCTAATCGTCAATGCGCCAGAGCTTTCCAGCGTGAAGTTATAGTTTACAGCGTCATCGTGTGCGCCAGCGATTTCGAATTGTGTGATGCGGAAAGCGCCTGTGATGATTTGGCCTGAATCGGTGGCAAGTGCGGTGGAGGCGACATCGAGACGGAAATTGCGGAGCGTACCAGCGCGGAAATCGGTGCGCAGGTCATCAATCGTTGCGCTATCCACGAATACACCAGTGCCAGAAACAGACATGGAGCGCTCCGTAAGGCCAGCAAGTAGGGTACGAACGCCGCCATCATCTTTCGACGTTGTGGTTACAATGCTGTCGCTTTCTGTGATAGTGCAGTCACGTGCTGCGGCAATCGTGGTGAAGACTTCAGAGCCAGCACCGTCACCGATTTTGATTACAATATTCCGACCTGTAGTACCAGCAGCCATTTCTTAGCTCTCCATTGTTATAATGTCTAAAATTAGTACGCTATGCCATGTAACGCCGTCAGGCTCTTTAAACATTGCGCTTGTTTGAAAGTTTACACTAACTACCGTGCCAGCGTCTAGTATTAAATTTCTGTCTAGTCTGTTTAATGCATTAAAAACAGCCGCGCGGATTGCCCCGTTCGGCTGCGGTGATTTTTCCCTGTCGTAAATATCAAATTGAACAGAATATTGCTGGCCCACGTCTGTCTTTGTCGAGAAGTCAGACGCGTCCGCACTTACAACGATATAAGGGAACGTTTCGGCCTGTGGAACATCGGTATAAATGCGCGTGCTTACAAGACTTGTCACCGCGCTTGTGGCTTTTAGTTTGGCGATTACAGACTTAATCAGCGGTAAATAAAAGTCACTCATTTCAATCTGCTCCCGAATTTTCGTAGTGTTTCATCGAACGCGCGGGATAACCAAGGGCGTTTTGCCATATGGCGTGTGCCAAATTCCAGCCATAACCCATACGGTGCGCCGCCTTTACCGCCCATAGAACGGGAACCAACTGTATAGTTTGCAACGGCCTCGCGTTCTAATGTGGTAGACCGTGCAAGCGTGCCTGTGTCAGACTTAGGATACTCGCCAGCAGCAGAGGCTTGGTGCGTTTTACCTTTACGGCGATAAACACGGCCAGAACGCCCGCCGCCTTGAATGTTCGAAACGGCTGTTTCATGGGTATGCGCGGCCATGTCAAATAGAAGAATATCCAAGTCCTTTTCGGCCATAGCTGGCATTTGCTTTAAGAAAGCCGACAATTCCTTTGCGCCGATTAGCTCAATATCAGCCATTACAAACCACCATAATAATCGAATATGTCCTGTATATCGGTATTATTCAAGACCGAATCATACATTGCATAACCATACAGTTCAGTGCTTGCCGTGAATTGGTTAAACACAGCAAGGGGCGATGTGGATGTAGCGCCACCCAAAGAGGCTGTTCCTGTAAGGACGGGCGTGGCACTATTTAGCCAGAGTGTGTAAGCCCCAGTCGAAGGGTTTAAAGCAAAAGCCATCTTATAAACCGTGTTGCCCGTTAACTGGCTGGCCGTACTCATACTGCTTGTTGTTGATGTCGTGCCGTTGGCTGTAGCAATCCGCATGAAATTACTAGAGGCGATATAGCGTAGCGTGATGCCAGCAACCGAAGATGCGGTTCCGCCGCAGGAAAACAATTGCGGTTGACCTGACAAAGTGGATGGCGTTTTAAAATGGCATATAAATGTAAACGACTTATCGGTTGATAGTCCCGCATGGAACGCAGTCGGGCTAGTGCCGCCAACTCGATTGTAATCATCGCCATCAAATGTCCAGTGATCTACTGAAAATCCGGGGTCAATGCTTGTTTCTGCAACAGAAGAACCAAGAGAGCCATTATATGTCGTCTGCGTTTGCCCATCGTTTGGAACAGGTATAAGATTGGGAATCAACTGCTCGCCGTTGTAGCTCCGCAGACGTGCATCGTGCTGCCATACAGCGCCAGCCACGATATCATTCAAATATGTTTCCGAAACGGGAATACTTGTGATGGTGGTTGATTTAAAAGGAACCAGAAAAGACGAATTGTCTTTCAGTAATTTTGTATTATCAACGTCATTCAAACGGTCGTACCCATAATAAAGCACTTGACTTGCACCAGTCGGAACCGAGGCGATATCAATGCCGATATGCGTGCTGTCAATTCTAAAAGCGTTAAGAACCTCTATTTCGGAACCATCATCGAATAACTTGAACCCGTTGATGTCATCAATTGGCGTGTAATCAGTTCCCGCATCATGGTCTATCAAAACATTTATTGTTGTGCCGCCCCTCGATGCAGAGACAAGTTGCGCACCGTCAACGCCTGATATAGTCTCACCCAGAACGGATAGTGCTTTTCTCGCGGCAAATGGCGCATACGCTTGATAACCAGCAGGGATGTTTAAATGCGCACCACCATCATCGCCTTGTGTAAATTTCTCCGGCAATAAATGTATCCAAGTATACTCATCAGCCAATTGTTTTTGTATCTCGCGCAAAACCTGATAACCGATACCAGTCTGCGCATCGCCGCGCCGACCGATTGGGCAGATAAACACAGGGATATCCGCACCTATAATCTCGCGCATTCTTTCAAAGACTGTTACAAGTCCATTTTTATAAATAGCTTGCTTTGTGGGATTGTTAGCAATATCACCTTGATCGTTTTCACCTTGGTCCCAATGAACGCCTAGAATTGTGCCGGTGTAACTACTCACAACGGCCTCAAATGTATCCCATGCATCGCCGTAAGTGTCGTTTAGCTCGTTATACCACCAATTATCATCAGTAGCGTTTGAGAATATAAGCGTGGAGCCGGATGTCGCTCCATCAATCAGGGTATTATCTGCATCCGCCCAGTATTGATCCATAATGGCTTCGTATTGCGTGCGCCCATAGGTGTAAAGATATTGCGCATTTGATTGCCCTGCGGCTATTATGGCAAAGCTGTTAAATGGATTATCCTGCGGGTTTGGAGTCGTGGATTGATTGTTTTCTGGCTCCGCCTCGGTCAAGAATAATTCCTGATAAACATTCCCCTCTGATTTCATATCAGAATCCAGATTGCGGATATAATCCACGGGAAAGATGCGGCCATCATACGAAACGCGAAACTTCGCAGTCGTTACTGTGTTCTTAAGTGCCGATTGATAGCGAATAAGCATTTTACTGGAAACGCGGGATTGCTTTTGCTCTTGCTGATATACCTCACGGCCAGAAAGGGGTGTTATATCAGCCCATACGGTTGATTGTGTTGCCCATGTAGTATCTGAGCCGCCATAAACATCTGTGGCTTCTGATCGGCTTTGTATCGTTATTCTATGCTTTGCTTTTCCGGCAAATTCCCCGCATTTCATCAATAACCTCCGAGGCCATCAAGTAGACGATACGGGGCCAGCATTTTCTTGCAAATATCGGCAAGTTCACATACTTCGCGGCATTCATACATACGCGCTACATGCATTTTAATCGCCATTGTAATCGGCGCTGGAATATCCGTAGACGCGTTGCCATATCCTGCCACATAACGGATTTTAACAGCCTCATAACGGCGCAAATTGGCCGGCCATACAACGCCTTGATTAAGATAGATGCGCCCGCCCTGTTCATCAGCCTGATAAGAGCCACTTGAAAACGTGCTTTCGGTGTTTGCCACGTCAAAAGTCTTGATGCTTGTGATGGATTGAATAGGCGGGAACATTAATTCGATGTTATCTGGATTTCCAAGGAAGTAATTCTTTGAGCCAGTATGAATACCAGCGCCCATAGCTAATAGACGGTCGTCCTCTTCACCACATGAAAAACCGTCCATGGTCATTTCAAGCGTTTCGGTGATTAACGCACGCTTAACATACTCACGCACGCTTGACGTTGCCGCGACAATGAAATCCTCAATCAACTGGTCATCATCACTCGTATCGATTCGCAGATACGTTTTCATATCCGCAACCGAAACGGCAAGCGCGGCGGGCGCGGTAATAATAACTATTGATTTGCGGTTATATCTCATTTTTTCTTGGTTTTCTTTTCAGGTACGGATTGAACGGCGGCGTTTTCTTCCGGTGCAATGACCTTGGTTTCAATCACGTCTTTGACTTCTTTAACGAGGCCAAGCTCCGTAAAGCAAGCCAGCAAGGAACCGTTTAAGTCATATTCGCGGCCCTTATAGAACACTTGTAAATCAATACCGTTAGGTGAACCCTTGGCTTCTTCCAACATTACGACTTTCATATCTTCTCCTTAATGTTTAATGAAGGGGGCGATACACACCCCCTCTATAAAGATTAAGTAGCAGCGATTGGTGTTTGAACCGTTGCCGATTTTTGGTTTGCGCCGCGACGTTTTGTGGCCTGTACAGCAACAACAGCAGCCGTACCGGTTGTGCCGGTGGCAACAATACGAACATATTGTTTGCCGCCGGTGTAACCAATGGAACCAACAAGGATGTCATCCGAAGCGTCTGCGGTGACAGTCAGTGCGCTTTCCAAGCCAACGAGGTCAGCATCAGCAACAGCCGTGAAAGCCGCGTCAGCCGTGGTATCGGACTCTTGAACTTCAAAAGAGAAGCCAGAAGTCGTGCCGGCGTCAGTTACAGTGCCGGTCGAAACAACGAATGTCAGAGCCTCAAAGCCCTGCATGTTGATAAGACCGCCTTTTGCTGGCGTAGTGCCAGACAGGGTAGCAGACAAGGCCATTGCGTATTCGGCATTGTTGCGTTCGTCAAATTTAGCCATGATATTTTCTCCTATAGCTATTTGTTAAGTTGTTTTTGCAAAAACAATTCTAGAGCCACAAGTTTATCATATATTTCAGAATTAGCAATGATTGCCGCATCGGCGTGCTCAAATATTTCATTTATAGCCCAATCTATTCTATCTTGCACCCTCTGACCTGCGGGTTGCGCCGTGACCCACAATTCTAGATTCTCAATTCGATTGTCGTGCCTAACTCCATTTATGTGATGGACGTTTTCGCCCTTACGCAGTGGCCTACCAATGTGATTTGACATTACATATCTATGTTCGTACACATACCCGCTAGAAGAGCGATTAGGATCATCTGGAAGCCATTTTTGAACATATCCACTTCTGCCCTCAATCTGCCAATCGGCATACCTGCCGATTCTGTTTAACGTTTTGTTCGGGTCTCCATACTTATGCGCCCTCTTCCAATGCATAGAGCACATTTCTAATGCATCGGCGGCACGCGAGCACCCATCCACAGAGCACTGTTTACCTACGTTCTTTACGCGGAACCTTTGACCCGCAAGAGGGTCGCCATAATTCCTAAACCTTTCAAGATGTTTCTCGCAATAGCCGAGCCCTTTATGTCTACCATTGCACCCATCTAAAGAGCACCTACGCGCCTTATATTGCGAGTAGTGTTTGGTACAGCACCCACTAGCCCAGTGCTTATTCTCGCACCCGTCAATTTCACATTTCCTCATATAAAAATACCCCTAACTTTCGATAGGGGTATTCTAGTATATTTAAGCAGTTATGTCACGAACTAATCTTGCCGAGCTTAATTGCATCGTAGGACGTTACATCACCACCCGTGCGTTTCGTGGTGTAGAATTCCACAAAACCTTTGGTGGAGTAAGGGTCACGCAGAACCGACAGGCCAATACGATCAACGATGGTATAGGCTTTGTTAAAGTCGGCATAAGCGATTGCCAAGGCGTTCGAAGCGATTGTCGGCATGTCATCCATAAAGGTAACCGATTTACCCAAAAGCATTGGGGTCAATTGGCCATCTTTCAAAAGGGTCTGGCTAAAGAAGTAATTGTCAGCACCTTTCAATTTCAGGACGTTTGCAAAGGCCGAGCGTTCCATAGCCCATGTAGCGCGTGCCTGATAGGCTTGCTTCAGGGCGTTTTGAAGAACGATAAGGCCGTCAGCGGTTACATCAGACGCGCCACCGAGATTAACTTGCTCGATTTTGTTGTCTTCATAAACGCCAGCAGCAGACCAGGCGGAGTAGTTCAAGAAACCACGTGGTTTGCCAACGCCATTACCGGACACAAAGGCCGTGTTTTCAGTACGGGCGATTTTATCGGCAACTTTACCGCGCAGCCAAGCCTCGATGTCGATGCTGGAATCTTGCAGCATTTCTTCGGTGATTTTTGGATTGGCATATTGCTTGTGAGCAACGATTTCTTTCAAACCAAGTTCTGGCGTACCAGTATCGCTGATAGTGCCACCTTCTTGAACCCAACCGGAATCGGCTTCGTCAGTATCAATCAGGACTTCCAAGGATTTGGAGCTGATAGTCACAACATTAGCCAATTGACGCAATGGGGACGTTTCGAAAACGCGGTCAATGATGAAGTTTGCGAATTCTGGACGTACCAAATAACCACCGTCTGGATTTACATCCGTGGACATGGCTTTGATTTCGACTTCGCCCTTACCAGCTTTGATGTCACGCAAGAACGTGTCAAATTTGGCTTTTTGTTCGGCTTCGAACTCGCCGTTTGCTTTAGCTTCGCTGTTTGGACGCTGCATAGCGGCTTCCAGTTTAGCTTGCTTGGCTTGGACTTCGGCCATTTGGTCAGTGATGGTTTTTGCAATCGTATCGAGTTTTTTCTCGTCAAGTGCGTCTACTTTGCCTTTAATGGCATCTTGTTCGCTGCGGAGCGTACCGAAATTGGTATTGATTTCCTCAACTAACTTTTTGATTTCTTCCGACATTATTTTTCTCCTTTAATGTTTCTAGAAGTTGCGACAATAAGGTTTTGACTTGCTCATTGTCTGCATCCCGCAGATCATCGTCAGGAGAATCAACGCCAGCATCTCGCAGGACAGTGTGATAACCCTTAATACCTTGTGCCGTGATGGTTTTTGCCGCAGTGCGGTCAAAACCAGCGTCACGAAGGAATTTCTCGAACTCGCGTTCCGTTTGTGGAAGCGATTTTAAACTTGTAACTTCGGCTTTATCATTAGCCGGAATAGTCACAAGGGAGAACTCGTATAGCTCTAATTTCTTAATGGTGCGCGTGCCAGTGGTGTTGTCATACTCGGCCTCTTTCACGCTATAACCAATAGACAGGCGGTCGATAATGCCAGCCTTCATGTATTCATAAGCGTCTTTGCCTAGTGTCGTGCCTAGGGCCAGCTTGACGCGGACATATAGTCCCTTATCGTCTTCTCTGGCTTCCAATAGCTTGCCGACCGGCTTATCCATGCGATGCTGCCACAGAACCTTTGGTTCGCGCCCGTTAAGGGATTCCAGAAACGCACCTTTTGCGACAATATCATTCGTGTGGTCAATATTCCCAAACGTGGAAGCGTACCCCTCAAAGATACCTTCCTCTGCATTGTTGCCTTTAACTTCAATCAGTGTTGCACTGAGTAAGAACTTATCTTCCATATATTTAGACCGCCTTGGTGGTTATTTTATAGCAAAAACGAAATGGGCACAACATTTTATTCAGCGCCTTCTCTTTTATACACGAGCGAACAGCGGCAATTAATTACGTTGCCAGCGCTAGCCGTTGGATCTGACGGCCTGTCCATCTTCTCTCCACCGACCATGAATTTCTCGTCCATCTTGATAAACTTGCTGCCAATCATAGCCGCATGGGCCGGACGGGTGCGTGCATCGACAACTGGAACCCATCGTTTCATGACTTGAACACCCAAATCCTGCCCGATTTTATTCGCAGTCTCGCGGCTTGCATACATAGAGGCCCCATGCACCTCTGTTAGGGCAATCATTTGCGCCCTGAATTGACTGAAATCACGCACTTTTAGAACAGTTTCGGCAATCTTAACACTGGACACGGCTGCTTCCGTTAACAGGATGGCATCAAGAGCTTCCTGAATATCCCTGCGCGTGGTTTCGCTGGTTTGTTTTGCCTTGGCCCCGCCGAACTCACTTATCCATTGCGTAAAGAGATATTCCCAGTAAGAAAACTTTGCCTCATAGCCATCAAAGAACTTAGCGCCAATCATTTTGTCTGTTTCAAGTGAGAATTGACGAATAACGGCGCGGTAAAGCTTTTCAAGTATGCCCTGCATGTTCTTTTTATGCTCGGCGTAATCATTTTCATTGATAATGCGCGTAATGGGTAGCTTTGCGGCTTGTTCCTCAATGAAGCGATTTAACTCACGCATGATAGGCTTGGCATACCGGCGTTCATAAAGAACAATAAGCCTTTGCTGCCGATTGAATTGGGCTTCTTCACCCTGCATTATTGAGTGCCTTGATTTCAGCGTCAGAATAACCAAGTGCTTTTAATGCGTCTTCCATAGGCGCGGATTCCGGCATATCCAGAGGAACCATGGATGACGGGATTAGAAGATTTTCCGCATTGCCACCGACTGGTTCATACCCGATAAGGTCGCGTCCCTCGTCAATGGAAAGCAATCCAGCGCCAACCGCAGACTTGGCGCGGTCAAAGCGTTTACCGCGCACGCCTTCAAGGGCGGCAATGTCGTCCATGTCAATTTTGAATTTCATATCCTGCCCGTATGGTGCGAGCATCCAGCGGTCCAGTGCGTTCAGGAAGCTTGCGAATAAAGGAATAACTGTATCCGTCCAGAACTTTTCTTTTGCCTGTTCCATGTTGTTGTAACTGGACTGGTCATTGTCCACGAGGGGCAAAGGAACACCCAGAACAGACGCAATGTACTTCGTCATCTCTTTCATGGTGTTCAAATAATCCATATCTTTAGCAGTGGATTCCGTTTGATTGAACTTAGCCCCGCCTGTAAGGACTGCCAATTCACCAGCGTTCTTTTCGCCCTGAATGGCTTGCTTAAACCACTGCTTAAGGCGATTCACAACCTGATCGGTCGGGTCGCCCTCAAATTCGACAATCCCACTAGGACGCGCACCGTTTTTCAAAAGGCTGTAATTCCACCTTAGGCCGGCGTTGTGGATGTCGGTGGGCAAAGCTGCGGCCATTAATGGGGACATGCCGCGCCAATGGTCAAGCGGGTTATATGATTTGTAATGGAAGATATCCGAATCGCCCGTCAACTGATCAACCGGATAAGTAACCTTGCGGTTTCCGTCTATTTCGTAAACATAGGCCGATGGCATACCGCCAACGCCAGCCGTGACTGACATGGAAAGCGGGGACAATATCCAGAGTTCCGAGGGTTTATTCCCGCCAGCACGTAAAATGAATACCTCACCATGAATGATAAAATCTGTAATAGCCTGATTGATGAACTGGTCATAGCCCTGCATAGGGTTAGGCTGGTTTAACAAGTCAAGCGCTGCATGTGTCTCGATTTCATTGTCGCCTTGGTATAGTTCAAGCTCAATACTCGCGCACGCCTTGGCAATCTCATTCGTACAGCGATACACAACAGCGTTATAACAATAACCCTCACGAACAAACGCCTTGCCCTTATTCGGCGCGTGAGCAACAAAGTTATTGAGCATCATACTCGAAGAACTAACCGGTGGACGTTCTTTTTTCTCCCATGGCATTCTCATATAACTATAAATCCTGTGCTTTTGTTCTGTATGACCTTCGACAACCCGTAACGGATTGCGTCAATATGGTGATTGTTCGCGTCTACTATATCAGGTAAAATCTCTTTTGTTAAGCGATCTATTTTATAGGCGTAAGTTTTAAACTCTTTGATTGTGTGTTTGCAGCGCGGATGAATGACTATTTCTTTAAACGAGCGGATGAAGGCCACGCCGTCCTCTACACTGCCCTTCCATTTCTCAACGCCCTCAATGCTAAAGCCGGCCTTGCGAACGTGGCTAATAGTCTCTGGCCGCGCACTATCCGCCCAAATCTTATAGCGGCGGCTCTCTGGTATACCGTCAAACAATTCAGGCACATCCACCGTATCGCACCCTACGGCATTGGCCTCATGGGAAATATACAACACGTCCTTATAAACATACATCTTGTTCAATGTCGTCGGGTCTTGCGAGAAGCCCCAGTCGGCCCCGAACAATGGCTCAGGCCATGCCGTGCTGATTTCAAAGGCTTCCTCGCGCCATTTTCCGTTAAATATAATCTGGTCAGCCCTGCCCACAATCTCGCCAAGATATTCATGGCGATATGCGTCATAATTGTTCCGTCTTAGGCGTTCAGCGTCATCAAGAAAGCGCTTGCCGAGCCAATGGGCAGGAACGTCCATATATGTCGAGTGATGCACATATCTGTCACTGTTTTCAGCCTTAGCCTCGTCATTGACCCATGAGTTAACATCGTTTGGCGGATTGTAGGTCAGAAATTCCGTAAACACATCGCCAGCACGCAAAACGGACTGCTCAACATTGCGGATTTCTTCCAAACCGCCAAATTCGTCTAATTCCTCAAACCATAGATATTTGAAATAGCCCTTTTTCACCTTGATGGATTTGAGCTTTTGCGCATTGTCCAGCCCTTTAAGGATGATTTTCTGGCCAGTGGGCTTGTAAACGAATTCAGGCGGCGAAACCTTTGTGATAAAGTAATCCTGCAAATCAAGCTCGTTTATGGCCCATGAGATATTTTCATGAATGGACGTTCTAAGCGTGTCGGACACTTTACGAAGGCATAAAGCGTTTGCCGTGGGGTCTTGGATGATACCTAGAATGATTTCAACCGCCACAAAAGACGATTTGGTAGACCCGCGCCCACCCTTAAGCCATATCTGTGAATGTGTGTTGTTTCGTATCGCGTTGTGAACGGGATAGAATGGGGGGGCTACCTTACTTTTCAGGCTGATTGGGGATGTCATCCTTAATCACCTTCGGGGTCTTGTCGTATATCTCTAATCGTTCCGTCCATAGCGAGATATGCTTGCCTAGTAGCTCCGCACCCTTGAGTGTGTCGCCATGCTTACCCTCTGCTTTAGCAGCCTCTACGGTTTCCTTCACAATCCTTAAAACATAATCAGCCGTTACATCGACTTTTTCAGCACGCTTTTGCATGAGTAATTGCAAATGATTCGCAATTTCATGTTTCATAAGGTTTTCGTGACCTATGGTGTGGGCGCTTGTTGCGCTATACCCTGCACGCAATGCAGCCTGAGTGGCATTGAAATCCACCATGTATTCCATACAGAAAAGCTCTTGTTTCGGTGTTAATGCCATACCCGCATTATAGCAACGTGATTATGATTTAGCAACACCCTTAACATTATCAGTCAAAGCCCACACCAGAGCAACAACCCATCCAAAGAATGTCCAGCCTAGGAACAGATTAAGCATTCCGATTGCGTTATCGTTTCGGTGTTTGCGCTGCCATGAAATGATAGCGGGTAAAAAGTACATAGCCACTAAGGCTAGCGCGATTATGATTTCCATTATTTATTTCCTCTTTCCATTTTCTCAATAAGCTCTTCTGACAAATGCGCGTACTTATGCCGTAAATCATCGACAGTGCCGACATGCTCGATATCAGTGCTTTCAAGTGACGCTATGGTTTCAGCGTTTGGTTTATGCTCTTTCATCTCGTGCCTCCTGAATAATCCGCCATACCTCGGCAGTGAGTTCGTTATGTGTAGGCTCACGGCCTAGTGTGCGTTTAAGTGTGTTGTGTATGGTTGACGGGTTGTTGTTGGTCCATGTGATTGCGGGGGTCATGAACCAACCCGCTTAATCTTTACACCATCTTGCACCATGGCAGCAACGTTTGCATCGCCGTATAGGTTAACCATGCGCTCAAAGCACTCATCAAGTGTACCTTCAAAAACCAGACCATCCTTGTTTTCAAGTGCATAGGCTACGGCTTTATTGGCGATGTCGTTAAAGTTTGTCATTGTTTAATCCCTTTCCTTGGATAACCTATTTATGCATGAATGGCGAATAGGGTCAAGCATAAAAATGAGGGAAAGTGAAAATAATTTAGGGTTCCCCGTATATACCGACGGGGGCGGTTGTCCTTGGTAAGGCATATCAGACTTAATCATGCCACATCATTCGGGCGGGGTCAATAACCCAAAATCTTTTTAATCTGGTTAAGCGCATCCATTGGGGTGCGGGCGCGGATAACATGGACAACGTGGCCGCGCTTCAAAAATTCCTTGTGTAATTCCTTTTGAACATCCGACAAAATGCCTTTGTAAGTTTTAAGCTCAAACCAGAATACCGCGCCATCTCCCTTGTTGCTTATAACCGTTAAGTCGCTCCAGCCAGCTAGGCTACCTAGTGCCTTTTGCCTTACAGCTACGCTCTTGGCCTTATTAGCCCCATTTCCGTCTGCGTGTACCAAGTACCCGTCCTTGCGTAGTTTTGAAACGACAAACATTTGGATCATGTCTTCTGACCATTTAGCAGAGGAGTCAGCAGGGTCCATTCCTAGGAATAAATCAATCATATGTAAACTTTCTTTCATTTGTTGCGGTTAATTAACCGTTGAACGCCTTTTGGGGGCAAATTAGGCACTCCAACCTTAGTAAACATTCATTTTTCCAATTCATAGTATAAAAAGAGGGGTAGTGGCAGGCCGGGGGAGCCCATAAAGAAGAAGAAGGGTTTCTTACTATATACTACTTTTAATACTATGAATTAAAGAAATATATATTTCTCTAAGGATAGAGATATCAATTTGCCACAAAAAAGAGGTCTAAAACCGACATTAACCAGCATTTATAGTAACCCCTCTTAAATATTATGCAAATTAGTATATATAACATCTTTTACTTTACCACCCTGTAGATAACGGCTTTTCGTCCGGCGGTTGACCTTTGGGCAGCAGCCGTATTTGACGCTGCCGCATCAATCGAAATTCGCCCCTGATCGAGTAGCGACTCCAGAGCATCATTCCGGCGTTTGCGGTCCATCTTGCGTGTAAGGTTGTAAAGCTCGCCACCCGATATGGATCGCCCATTTGCCTTGATAATACGGTAAATGGTATTGCAATCGTCCTCATGCTGGCTCTCGTGCATGTATTCGTTGGCAAAGGCCGTCATGTAATGAATGGACTGGCTAACGACCGCTTCGCCTATATCCAGGTCCATATCAATCATGCGTGGGACAACGGGGTCACGGCAAATGGCGAATATCATGGCAATCTTAATGACATTCTCGGTATAGCGTGCCCATAGAGCGCCCGTGGTGCGGTCTGCGCGGATTTTATCGTCCTGACCATCACCCATATCCCAAATGCGGTCCTCTAGGCCATTCCAGCTCACTGTAATGACCTCTGGCGCAATGGACGGGCTATTGGATGCTGATAGGCCCGCAGGCATAAAGGCGGATACGGCCTCGACAAGCGCATCATGCGGCGTGCTGGCCCCTAAATATTTCCGGCGCTTGGGCAATGGGTCACCCTCAAGCACGACAAAGCGGTTAAGCTCACCGGACTGAATTGACGATTTTGTCACCGCCTCGGCATATTTGGTTCCAGTTGTCGTGCCGTAAATATTGAGATTTGGATTGATAAGCCTGATTTGCTCAACCTTGGTGTCCGCATACTGGCCGCCGATATAACTGGTCCCACTGGATGAATAAAGCTCGGTTATGATTTTAGACGCGACTTTAAGGGCGGAGCTTGATTTTTCATCCCCTATCATTTTGAGCATCATGCCGACTTCATCAAGGAACATAACCTGACTAATGCGCTTTTGCAGCCCTGTAAGAATGCCTGGGCCGGATACGACCGCATCGGAGCCTAAATAGTCGCCAAAGCCGGAGCGCGTCATAAGGTCCTTTAGAAAACGGCGGGAATGGTCCTTGGCGGCCCCTGTATCCGCTACGCCAATTGTATAAAGATTGGTTCGCGTATTCATGGGGCTCGCGTATCTCCGACCAAATATGCACCCGAGAACGGAAAACGTATTCAGCATGGCCAAAACTGGCTGTGGCTTCTGGCTTGTTTCTATAATGCCGCGAATGATATCGCCTGCGACCGTTGGGAATTGTAGAGGGTCAAAAAGAAGCGGTGTCTCCGATGGGCTGCGTGGCATTGGCGCTGTACTGCCATGCAGCGTTGGGTCACTGGCAAGAACGCGCTCGATAAAGGCCCGCGCCGGATGGTCTGCCATATCAATTGGCACGTCATTTACGGACGGTTTCCAGCCGGACATTTCAGCCATGTGAACCAGCGTGCCGAACGTGATGCCGCCTCCTACATGAAATGACCGCCATTTGGCCGTCATAATAAATGGATCGTATTTCGTGCCGCGCTTGCTCCACTCATCCCACACAGAAATCGGATAACCCTCATTATGAATGGCCATGCCGATATTGACCCATTCGTCATGACTGCAATCGGCATCAAGATAGGAAAGCAACTCGCGGATTTCATCAATAGAAAGCGCCTCATTGCCACCCATGGATGGGGTAAAGGACGGCCAGGCAGCAATGGTCCGCTTTGTTACCATGTCCAATAGCCATTGCGGCGCGTCATATATATCGGCATCAGCGTCAATCCAGTTATACTGATTCCCATTGGCGTGCTTGCTTGGCGGCGCGACTATGTAGCCGCCCTCACCGCGTACATCCAATCCGGGGGCAACCTTACCAGCGCGAGTAAAGACCTTGCTATCAGGATAGCGGAACAATATGTGCCGCCCTCTGCCCGTGTAGCTCGTGAGCGTGTCTGGCAGCGGGCCATTGGCGGCTGTTAATGATTGAAGGGATGATTCGCCCTCCATACCATCGACATCTAGAACGAATATATTCGATATGGGCCCAGTCGCTATGGCTAGATTATTGAACGGCTTATAAAGGCGCGTAAATGCCTCCATGTCCGTTGTGGCGTTTTTAAAGCCGTTAGGCGTAGACGGATGTTTGCCAGCGAGTACTTTGCCGCGGCTGTCTGGAACAATGCACGATTCGCGCCCGCAGGTACATTGGCCGGATGCGTTTATCCCATGGACGGGGAATACCGAAAATCCATATTGCTTGATTAGCCGTTCTGCCTCGTTTATCATTTCATCAATCCCCGAAGAACGGTTACAATAAAATTACTCATTGTTCGCCCTTCTTTTACTGATGTTTTCTCCAGCCATACGGCCACATCATGCGGTAAATATACGCTTTGACGCTTTGAAACTTTTTTTATTTTCACTGTTGACAATCTCCTTTTTGGTGTGCAAAGTAACACCATGATGAAGCGGAAATTTCATCATGTCAACAATGAAACTTTGAAACGGAGAAACAAATAAATGGCATTAAGCAGTATCGTAAAGCCGGAAGCGAAAGCGCCACGCATTATCATATATGGCCCTAGTGGCATCGGCAAAAGTACATTTGCCGCACAGGCTGAAAATCCTATATTCATTCAAACAGAAGACGGCGCAGGGGCGATTGATGTTCCTGTGTTTCCATTGGCTGCGAACTGGTCAGATGTGATGGGAAACCTTAAAGACCTAGCTACAGAAAGCCACAAATACAAAACGCTTGTTGTCGATTCAATCGACTGGATGGAGCCCATGATATGGGCGCAGGTTTGTGCTGAAAACAATGTTGACAGCATTGAGAAAGTCGGCGGCGGTTATGGCAAGGGCTATACAATGGCGCTTGATTTGTGGCGTCAATATCTCAATGCCCTGAACTGGCTGCGCGACAATAAGGGGATGACGATTATCCAGATTGGCCATGCCGATATCAAGCGCTTTGAAGACCCACGTGCTGACGCTTATGACCGATATGTCATTAAGCTTAACCAAAAGGCGGCGGGCTTAATGATTGAGCATTCCGACATCCTAATCTTTGCCGACTATCATTTGGCAACGACCGAAACGGATATGGGATTCGGCCAAAAGCGGACACGCGCCGTTGGTGGCGGAGCGCGTATGCTTAACTTTACGGAACGCCCAGCATTTTTGGCAAAGAATCGCTTTGGCCTGCCTGACAAAATTCCCTTTGATGCAAAGGGTGACTACTGGAATACGATTAAAAAATCCATTCCATATTTTAACAAACCATCCACAACCACCAAGGAGAAATAAACCAATGGCAACCATTAATTTTGATAGCAGCACCGTGGAAGATACAGGCGCAGGCGATTACACCCTCTTAGCCAAGGGCGAATATGAGGGCACGATTGTATCATCCGCCCTTAAAACCACTCAAACGGGCGGTCAATATATCGAGCTGGAATTTGATGTATCGGGAACCAAAATCTTTGAACGCCTTAACCTGTTCCCGCCTAAAAACGCAACCGAGGGGCAGTTAAAAGCAATGGAAATTGCTAAACGCACCATGAAGCGTATCTGTGATGCGGCAGCCAAGCCTGTCATTAACGACACGGAAGAACTGCATGGCATTCCCATGATTTGCAAAGTCGATGTAGAAGCTGGCAAGCCTTATAAAGACCGTGTTAGCGGCGAAGACAAAATGGGCTATGACCGCAATGTCATTAAGAGCTTTGCCCCACTTGGCGGCGGTTCCGATATTCCGTTTCCGGCCGGCAATACAAATGCCTCCGGCTTCCCATTTGGGGATAAATAACCATGGTAAAAGTGCCTACCACTGTTGAAGACCCAACATTGCTGGCAATGGACGCGGCATTGGAGAAATCCGCCGCGTCCACCTCACGCTATTCGAGCCGCATTGGCGCGTCCCTGCTAGGTCAGGAATGCAGCCGCCGCATTTGGTATGGCTTTAGATGGACACGCAAGGAAACAATTAACGCTGTTAGCCAGAAGCGATTTGATGATGGGCATCATTCGGAACTGGTTATGGGACAACGATTATCGCTAGTGCCCGGCATTGAGCTATTTACGACCGACCCAAAAACCAATGAGCAAATCACCTTCACCGATGCAACAGGCCATATTGTCTGCAAACTAGACGGTATTATTCGCGGGCTGATTCAATCGCCCTCTAAATGGCATATCTGGGAACATAAATGCACGAATGACAGCAAATTCCGCGAACTGGAGCGCGACAAAGTCAAAGAGGGTGAAAAAGGCGCACTTGCAAAATGGGACGCAGTTTATCACGCGCAAGCGCAAATTTCCATGTATTTTGCCAAGTTCGACCGCCATTACTTGACATGCGCGTCAGCCGGAAGCCGCGTTGAAACATCAGTTAGAACGGACGCGAATCACCAGTTTGCCGATGCGCTGATTGCAAAAGGACATAGGATTATAGAAGCCCGCGAACCGTTAACGCGCATTAGTGACGACCCCACCAATTTTAAATGTAAGTTCTGTCCGTTTCAGGCCATATGCCATGCTGGCGCGACACCGGACAGAAATTGCAGGACATGTGCCCATAGCCGCCCAGTGGAGAACGGGCAATGGCTATGTGGCAAGCACGGGAATATTTTAACATTAGAAGAGCAATTGAAAGGATGCGATGATTATGAGCGACTTGAAACAATATGAAGGTAAGTTATTTGAAAGGCCGTGTCGATATTGCGGTGTTATTGATTCCGTCATCATTGAGGGAAAAGGCCCTCATTTACTCGGTTTAAAATGCACTGGCTGTGAACGCCATAATGGCTGGTTAGGTCATAAAGCCATTAGCACGATTGTTTTATAATGCAATTACGACCCTACCAAAGCGAGGCTTCCGAATCCGTCTGGACATATCTTAACGATGTGCACACTGGTAAGTCTCCGCTGATTGTCCTCCCAACCGGAACAGGCAAATCACTTGTAATTGCCGACTTGTGCAAACAGGCTTTGCAGAAAAAGCCGACCGCCCGAATTGTTATGCTTACGCACGTCAAGGAACTGATTGAGCAAAACTATGAAAAGCTTAAAATGATTTGGCCGTTAGCGCCAGCTGGTATTTATAGCGCGTCCATTGGGCGAAAGGACCATAAAGCGCAAATCCTTTACGCTGGCATTCAATCGCTAGCCCGCGCCAAAACCATTATTGGATTTGTCGATATTGTTATCATTGACGAGGCGCACCTTGTTCCCAAAGGCGGCGATGGGCAATACCGTACCGTATTGGAGCAATTCCGGCGCATTAACCCGCATGTGCGCGTTGTGGGCCTTACCGCAAGCCCTTACAGGTTATCGGGCGGCATACTTCATAAAGGTGATGGCGCAATATTTGATGGTATATCATATGAGGCAAAACTGCTTGATATGATTGAGCAAGGATTCCTATCACCCCTGTCCTGTAAAAAGACGGTGACCGAATTCGACTTGTCAAATGTCCATAAGCGCGGCGGTGAGTTTATTGAAAGTGAATTACAGGCGGCTGTAAACAAGCGCGATGTAAACGAGCAAGCTATTGCTGAAATGATTAAATTCGGACGCGAAAGACACCACTGGATCCTTTTCTGCGCGGGCGTTAAACATGCCGAAACCATGTCCGATATGCTAAACGAGGCAGGGATACGCGCGAGTCATCTTAACGGCAATCATACCGCTATGCAGCGCGATGCTATTATTTCAGACTTTAAAGCAGGGCGGACGCGGGCTATTTGCAATACCGCCATTTTAACAACAGGGTTTGATGCACCATTCATTGATATGGTTTGCATGTTGCGCCCTACAATGTCACCCGGCCTATATGTCCAAATGGTGGGGCGCGGTTTTCGAAAAGCGGAAGGCAAAAAAGATTGCCTCGTTTTAGATTTCGCCGAGAATATATCACGTCATGGCCCGATTGACCGCGTAACACCGCCACCATTGCCTGGCGAAAAAGGCGATAGGGCCGCACCTGTTAAGGTTTGTCCAGAATGCCATGAGGTTGTTTATGCATCGACTAAGATTTGTCCGGCTTGTGAGCATGAATTTATAAGTGATATCGGGCCAAAGCATAGCGGCCTAGCCAGCAGGCAAGCTATTTTAAGTAGTCAGGAAGACGAACCAACCGGAAAATGGGCGCAGCTAATAGAGCCACCAAGCGCAACATGGTATCGAAAAGAGGGCGGGAAACCGTGTATAAAAATAACGCATAAGACCATCATGGGGCAAACAATATATGATTGGTATCACCCCAACTCCATGAACCGTGAAGCGCGTATTAAAATTGCAAGGCGGTGCGGCTTACTGGGTATTGGCTCTGTTAACGATATAGACAATATTAACGATTCGCTAAAGAAATACTGGAAAGCCCTTGTTTTGCCAGTCACACCTTTTGCTCAGATTGCAGGATACAGGACAGAATTTGACGATGAAATTATTTTTTAAAAAAACACTTGACCTCTTCGCAATTAGCGAATATAAATAGGACATACCAACGGAAAGGGGTAGAGAATGAAAGTCACACTAGAGAAATACAAAACTGAATTAAAAGCTTTGGAAAAACGAATGGTAAAAGCGGAGGCTTTTGCAAAGAAGCTGCACGTGTTTGCAGAAAAGATACTTGAGAACAAGTGGACAGGCGAGGAAGAGTGGGTCAGCTACGGCACGTCCTACAAAAAACTATACTGTGCTTGGGGGATTAACCGTGGCCTATGGACTCAAACAAACGGGCGAACTCTTGGTTATAATTCCGAGAAATATAACGGGTATTTGTTTTGCATTTATATAAACACGCTAAGTCTTTATGACGACCATGCGCGGTTCGGACTAGACGAGATAGTAAAAAACATTCCGCTTGTTAAATATGATGAGCATAATACTAATTTCTATGCAACAGACGACCAAATAACGGCTCTATTGGAAGCCCTTCATGAATGGTATTTGTCCGCGTGTGAAAAAGTCAAGGAACATAAGAACAAGAAGCGACAAGAGCAACTTGAGGCCGAGCTTGCAAAACTAAAAGGAGACGCCGCATGACCCCCCTTGACCGACTAGCCAAAGCCCGAAGCCAAGCCGAGTTTCGCAAGGATATTCCTGTGATATTGGTGATTATTTTAATGTTGTTGGTGGGGATGTGCGTATGACTATTTACGCTATCACGCCAGAGCAAGCTAACTACATGTTTAGTTTATTGGAGACTGTGGCCAATCCGCAAGGTGACGGCTCTATCTTCCATGAAGTTAGACTAGGTCCAGAAATTACCGCGCAAGCCCGTAAATGGTACGGTGAAATATTGGAATTAAACACGGAGAGCAAACACAATGGATAAAATAACGCAGATGCCAGCGAGGATTTGGGCTTGCACACTGAAAGATGGAATGGATCATTGGGTTGACAAATGCCCAGTATGGGGCGGCTCCATTGAATACATCCGCGCCGATATAGCCCACACCCAACTGGAAACGATGGAGGAGGCTCTGCGTAAGTTAGATAATTGGCTTGTATGCGGTGCGTCAGGAATTGCAGACGCGGAAGATATGGCTCAATCTTTTGGTGATATGCAGAGATTAACCGAACGACAGCTCGCGCAATACCAGCAATTTAAGGAGATGAATAAATGAACAGGGTTGAACAAATACTAACAGACGCAGGGTGGCAGAAAAATGCCAAAGATTACTGGTCGTTTGAGGGTTGCCCGTCAATGTCATTGCGTGATGCATGGGAATTATATGAGGCCACAAAATGACATTCCAACTAACCCCATCAGACATAGACAAATGGTTTAAGACCAGAGATGGAAGAAAAGTTAAATGTGTCTTACGCGATGAAGAAGATAATATTTATGCATTTTTCGAACCAATCACCAGGGGAACATGGGCGGTAAATCAAAACGGGGCCTATTATCAACGTGGTAAAGATAGCTTCGACATCATCGCCCCTTGGAAAGACCCTATCGAACGGGAGGTTACTGTTTATTTGTGGAAATGCGGAAAGGTAACGCAGTGGGGTAGCACTCCTATGAAGCCCGATATTATAGCCTCCGCCAAGGTTAAGCTGATAGAGGGGCAATTCGCCATTGACAATAACAAGGAAAGTAAGTAATGTATCAGGTATCGGAATTGCACTCCGCGAACTCTTTAATCGGTATGTCATTGGTGCAATCAGTGGCGTACCCATTAAGGAGTTTTTTTATGTCTGATGCACCAGATGAGGTTTGGAAACCAGTCTTAGGCTATAGCCCAATTTATGAAGTTAGCAACTATGGCAACATAATGTCAAATTGGCTTGGTAAAAAGAAGCTGATGAGACAGAGAATAGATAAAACAGGCAGAAAGACCATAAAGCTTTATAAAGATGGGTTTCAAAAAGACGTTTTTGTCCATCGTATAGTTGGTGCTGCCTTTCTAGAGGACTTTGACCATAATAAGGTTATCAATCACATTGATGGCAATCCATTAAACAATAATCTATCAAACTTAGAATGTGTAACGACTAGAGAGAACATATGTCACGGCGGGACTGGCAACGCCAATCACCCGTACAGAGGGGCGCAAAAGCATAAGTGCGGCAGATGGCAAGCGTCAGCTTATATTGATGGAGCTAATGTCTACATCGGCATGTTTAGCACAGGTGAAGAAGCTAACGCGGCTTATGTGGCTGCGTTAAAAGAACGAGGTATAGATAACAAATACGCGGAGATTAGAAAATGACCGAGTTTGATTTTAAGGGTGCTTTGGATGACCTTCTGGCAGAAATAAGCTTTAAGAATTACGATCTTGATTTAAGTGGTGTAGATTCAATACGCGCCGCTTTACGCCTCGCCGCCCGTGTTCAGTCGGGGGAATTGGTTGTTGTGCCGAAACGCCTAACTGCTGAAAACGGTGCAAAAGCGGTATTGATTGGTGAATTTCACGAGGAATATGAAGACAGTTATGATCAAGGCGACACCGTTTTTACGCGCAAGGTTCCTGTAAGCTGGACAACTATCAAAGCAATTTGGGATATGGCAATAGAACACTTTGCACCGAAACACGATTGGAGTGAATAGATGACACAGACGACTAAAGAGATAATAGCGCAGCTTGGTTTTCAGGCTGCCTTGGTGAAAAACATTTTTGACCCATGCGCAGAGCTTATGAAGAAAGCCGCCGAACGCCTGACAGAGCTTGATGCGGAGAATACTGAGTTTGAAAGACTTCTTAAGCTTTATATGCAAGAAGCCATAGACTATAGGCCCGTATTAATGGATTGCGCGAAAGTATTCCGTATTTATGAAAAGCTTCACCTAGCTAAGCCAGACAAAGACAAAGCAGAGCGCAACGAAAGAATGGCCATTAAATGCGAGCAAGCTTTAGCCAAACACAATAAAGGAGAGACGGAATGAATACCGATATAAATAAACAGGCTTTGGGTGCTTTGGAATATATAAAAGACTGGCATAAAGAAACTATTGGGGAATTAGAAGATAGTGATCTGGGTTGGCAGCTACTCACAATAGAGAAAGCCCTAACCCAGCCAAGCGCGTGGCAGGAAGAAATATTGCGCACACTAGAAAGAATTGCCGATGGCTACGGAATGACATACGCGGATTGTGTGAATATGGCACGGGGTGCGCTCATTCGGGCAAAACCCCCTGTGGATGTGAAAGGGGTGGATTGAACATGGCTGTGATTTCAGGACAAAAATTTACGTTTCAGTGTCGTCACTGTGGTCGATCTATGAATGGTAATTTTGATGCTTTTCCAGTTACTAGGTCAGAAGCTGCCAAGAGGATGCGATTTAAATTAACAAGATGGGGTGTGCAGTGCCTAGAGAAATGTGAGAAAACAAAATAATGGATATGCCTGATAATATTTACGCGAAAGCCTATTTGCACCAAGACGATAATGAAACCGTGATGGTCGATGCTGAATTGCAACCTTACGAGGGTTACGAGCTTTTCATCCGCGCCGATGCTGGAAACGTGCTGCCGGAGTTGGAATATCCGTGGTTCTATTACGAAACAGGTCAGTCGCCTTTGCACATGCTCTGGTATTGCCAAATCGCAAACTTTGACACGAAAGAAACGCACTTTGCTGAGGAATGTGACAATTTACGCGCCGCAGCCGAAGACGCAATAAAGAAAATAAAAGGAAAATAATATGCCTGAGAAATACGCACAAGCTTATTGGGTTTTAAAAGAACATAATGAATGGCGCAGAGGCGGTGATGGCCCGATGACAGACCCTAAAACATTGTGGCTTGCTGTAGAAGCTGCGCTGGAAGTTTTGCAGCCTTATGCGGCACAACCCACCCCCGACACCCTTAATCAATCAACCTGTTTGGGAAATACCATTAATAAATCGGATAATTTAAAGGTGTCGAATTATATAAATGTCACGGAGTACTGTGACAGAAACAACATAAATTTGGATAGGATATCTGCGTTCAAGAGAATTGAGAGAGTGAGGCCATTCATAAACACTCACTCGTGCGTGGCGACTTCTGGTCGTGGTGGAAGAACATTATTCAATGAAGACCTTTTTGATTTATTCCTACGATGGTTAAAAAGGGAGCCACTGGCCTTAATAAATAGACAGGAGAGTGATATTTATACAATATTATCGGCATTAGTGCCAGATATAGAGAGGCAATACAATGTTGGGCAGTATGTGTATGACTTTTACTTACCTCGACTTAATCTACTAATTGAGTACGACGATGAGCATCATTTCCACTCTAGTGGGGCGCTGTCTAAAATAGAAGACAAGAGAGAATTCGCGTTCAAAAGAGGCTACAAATTCTTCACTATACGACAAAGAGAAGTGTCAATAGGATTGGCTGCTTTGATTAAAATAGTACTAATATCGACACCCCATGACCATTAACCCACAACAGGATATATAATGAACCAGCAAATCCTAAAATACTGCTCCACCGAACCCAAAACCCGACAGCAAATCATGTGGCACTTGGAATACACTTCCACCCGTTACATGCAAGTAATATTGAAAAAGCTAGTCGATAGCGGGGATTTGGCGTGTGAAAATAATTATTATTTTGTGGGGCGCTGATGCGGGTGCTTGTAGCTTGTGAATATTCAGGAACCGTTCGGGATGCGTTTATATCAAGAGGCCATGATGCTGTGTCCTGCGACTTGCTGCCAACTGACAAGCCAGGCCCGCATTATCAGGGTGATGTGTTTGATATTATCAATGATGGCTTCGACCTTATAATTGCTCACCCGCCATGTACTTTTTTAACTAATGCAGGTGTTTGTCACTTATACAATAAAGACGGGTCGATGAATGACGATCGGCTGGGAAAGATGTTAGATGGTGCGGTATTTTTTAAAAAACTTCTTGACGCGCCAATTAAGAGGAGATGTATCGAGAACCCTATCATGCACAGGCACGCTATTGAAATTGTCGGTCGTAGACAAAACCAAGTTGTTCAACCGTGGATGTTTGGGCACATGGAGCAGAAAGCAACTTGTCTATGGCTTGAGGGCTTGCCGTTATTAAAAACAACAAACGATGTTAAGAAAGAGATGATGAAGTTACCAAATAAAGAGCGCCAAAGGCTTCACTGGTTATCGCCAAGCCCTAACAGATGGAAAGAGCGCTCAAAAACGTTTCAAGGTTTGGCCGATGCCATGGCAGAGCAATGGTCGGTATAAATTTAAAGGGACTTATATACTGAATTAGCCAGATGGGTAAAAAAGAAGGGGCGAAAAGCCCCTTTATTGATTAAACGTCCATCGGCATGGTATCACCATATTTAGGTAACGATTTATCTAGTAATTTCTTAAATTCTTTTTCACTCGAAGAAGCATCCATCAATACCATTACCTTTTTAAGGTGATCTTTTAATTCAGGAAGGCCGTAATCATCGCTAAAATGTTGATGGTGCTTGTGCTTTCTGTTTTGGCCGACCCTAGGGTTAATTTCTTTCAATTTATCTTTGATACCCGGAGCCAGTCTTGAATAAACAATATCGTTTACCCAGTGACCAATAAAAGCCGGTCTTTTTACTGCCAAATAGCTATCATAACCCTTTACCTTTACTAATTTTTGCCAAAAATCATCGGGAAAAGTTTTTGACCATTTACGAGCTTCATCCGTAAGAAATTTATCCAGAATAGCCTGTAATGCATTGTTCTCTCTGACCTCTTGATAACCAGTAGCCTCATCGACAAGAGCAACGATACCCAATCTTGCAAAACCACGAACTAATGTTTCTGCGAATAAGGCGTATCTTTTTTCTTGTTCTGTTTTTAAAGCACCGCCGTTTCTGGCTTCGAGAATAACATCGCATAAGTCCGCAAGGATTTCAGCACGGTAGCCATGAACAGGTCTTGGAGTCTTTCCTGAAATCTCGACAGGGTTTTCGATGGCCATTACTAAAGCATTGTTCATAAAGGGTTTTAGCGTCGAATTTGATGAAATTCTGCCCGTTCCTTGGCCACGCCCCTTCATACCAATAGCAGCGGTCATACTCCTGCCAGATATATATCTTTCACCATCATCCGTAACAAAACAGCTTAATTCCAAGTCACCTATATTGAAACTTCCTGCAAATGCTGCCTTTTTCTTGATAATATCTTGGTGGATATGAGTATGAACGATTGACCCATTTTTCTTATCCTCACTAAAGATGCTCTCAACAACATTGTCAAAATCATCATCTATCGGCTCTATGGTTTCATCTTTTTTAGGCATGGGTTAATTCCTTATAACTAATGTGGCGACCAATCATTCTATCAACGGTCATACCGATGAAATCCATTGTTCCGACATTGGCCGTGTTATGTCGGAAAGAAAACTCATTCACATAGCGGTCAAGATGTTTGACGCTCATATGATGATAGATACCGTAGTAACCGCGCTTCAATAAAGCCCAAAACGACTCTATGCCGTTTGTATGTGCTTGATCGCGGACGTACTCGCCAACCGAGTGATTAACAATCTGATGATTGTAACCTTTGAGGCCGCGATAGGATGGGAAATTGTCGGTAACAACTGTTGCGCCGAGGGCGGCGTTTTCTGCGATAAAACCTTTAAGGGTTGCGCTATCTGTTGTGGTGATGGCTTGCGCTTTTACGCCGTTCTCGCGGCAACGCATACCAATAACGGCAGTTTTACCGACCGCGCCACGACCAGCCCTCAATTTTTTGCTAGCGTGTTTATTGGACTCTTTGCCGCCGATATAACATTCGTCAACTTCCACAACCGAACCACCACCGATATTACTACCACCCATCCATGCCTCACGGATGCGTTGCGCTAGAAACCATGCAGATTTCTGGGTGATGCCTAATTCTTTAGCCATTTGCGTTGATGGGATGCCCTTACGGGCGTTTGTCATCATATAGATGGCCATAAGCCACTTTTGCAAAGGAAGGCGGGACTCTTGTAATACAGTGCCAGTGCGGACGCTAAAATGCTTGCGGCAATCGCGGCAACGATACGCCATAGGCTTATGATCCTTGCACTCTGTAGTGGACACGCTACCGCAATGTGGACATGAAGCTTCACCACCCCAACGCTTTTTCTCAAAGAAAAGTCGCGCTGCTTCTTCATTAGGGATTTGTTGTAAAAACCCATATAAACTAATCATTTCAGGCTTGGTCATGTTCTACATCCTTGTTTATAGAACTATACTAGCCAAATTTTAATGGCTAGTCAAGCGTTTTTGGCTAGTTAAATATATAAGTCCCAATTTAAAATTATTTTAAAAACCGCTTGACATGTGTACGTAAATCGTGCATATTGTTTTTATCCGAGGAAAGGGACCAATAAATGAGCAAGTTATATTTCGAAGTAGAATACAAAAGTGGGCGTACCGAACGGTTGCCAACTTTAGGCGTAAAGACAAAGGCATACGCAAAGCTATATGGTGATCTAGAGACGGCGCGCCATCTTGGCGCGGTAGTTAGTTTCACCCTTATGGAAGACAAGGGAGTAGGTAAATGAGCTACATACATAATCCATTCGCCGAACTACCATCCAACGAAGAAGACATCGAATCCATGCAATCCGCTGCGAGTGATGTTGAGTTTTTCCTGCGTAACGCTGAAATCACAACCGCTCTTGATAACCTCCGCATTATTATTGAGGGCGAAACGGGCGCGATGGCTGACATTTTATCTGAAAGCACGGACCACGATGGCGAAACGATTGAATCGCTCTTGTATAAAGTCCGTATGCTGTATGTCCAGATTGTTGCCGAAACAACCGCCGCTATTCAAGGCCACGAAGAATGGATAAAAGACGCGCAGGACGATAAAAAAGAAGCCGCTGATTTGCGGGCTGACTATCTGGCGAGCGTTTTATGATTATCTCACTCTATTTCAACCGCGCCAAGATGCTTGATAGCAAGTACTGGATATTTAAACAACAAACGAAAAAGGCTGCGTGATGAACCCGCAAAAAGGACAACCAATGAACCTCACAATCATACTAACCGCCGTTTCAACAATGGCAATTGCTGGGGCTGGGTTTTATGCCGGACGCCTTACGCTGCCGCAGAATGCGACCTGTTTTGGGCAAATGGGCATACTTCCAGACAAAGAGGTTACGGAATGACCGCCTCTGAAATATTAAAGCTTATTGAGAACGTGCAGCCTGATGACGTATCGATGCTGAATGAGATTGATGCTCGAACAGTATGTTTTGAAGAAGGAAACACATACATTGGAATGTGTTCTTCAACAAATAAAGGCATAACCCGCTTTATGATGAAGGTGGGACGACATAC